TCTAATTGCCTTAATGATGCTAAATTAGCATTAGAAGTAACTGGTCTATTCATTTGACTTCTAATTTGAGCAGCTTGATTTTCAGCATATTTTAATGCTCCGTAATCACCATAAACTTGTCTATGGAATTGCCAAGGTTGTTGTAATGGAACTTGTAATCTACGTATCCAATCTTCAGTTCTTCTACGAGTTGCTTCATTATCACCTATCATTCTACCTAAAGCAAGTAATCCAGGTATATATTTCTTATAATCGATAGGTTTACGAGTTCCAGCAGGATTAACTTGATCTCCACCACCTCCATATTTACCTCCTATACCTGTACCTCCTGTACTTCCTGTACCAGTATTAATATTTGTTTTAAGCTATAAATTCTGTTGAATTTTTTGGTCAATAGGAATATCTACACCTTGATGCAAAGAATTTACCGCTGGTGTTGAAAGTCTTTTTAATTTATAATAATTATCAGAAGTGTCTAAATCAATTGTCCATCCAAGTTGTTTTAATTCATTTCTAAATGATTCTAAATCATTTGGATCCCAGTCATCTTCTCCGTTTATTTTTCTTCCTAATAAACGTCTATCATCTGTTATAGAACTATATAATCCTTCTGGTTTCCAATTTTTATCTCCCCAGTCGCCTGAAATTCTATTATTATTTCCATAGAAATCATATCTTGAATCAGCGTTAGGAGCTATACCACTTGTATTAAAATTAGGTGAAGTTCCTGGAGTATAATATCCATGATATTTCCCATTAGTACCACCTCTATAATCTTCTTGGTATTTTTTAACATCATCACTCTAATAAGAATTTTTTCTCCAATCTTTTCCAGAATTATCTGCATTACCACGTAACACAGAATGTCTATGCTGCATATCATTTAACCAATAAGCAAAATCATCAGCTTCTCCTTCATTCTTTAATCTGTCTAATATATATTGTTTATATCCAGAGAATATATCTTTATACCAACTATTTGCTTTAGATGATAGACCAATTCCAGTTTTTCCTGTTCCTTTTTGGAATTTTCTTATAACATCTAATTTAGAGCCATTTTTACTAAATAAACTTAATTGAACATTACCAGCTTTCTTTAAGATAGCTTCTATTTCAGATTTTTTAAACTTATTTTCTCCTTTTGTTTTATGTGTTTTTAAATACTCTTTGGCTTGATTTTTTACTTCTCCATCTGGTAATTTACTAACTAAATCTTGATAATAACGTTTGCCTCCTTGTTTAATATTATCAGAAACTTTATTAGTTGCTTTTGCTTTAGATTTAGTTTTCTATGTTTTTTCAGTAAGAAGTTTCTATTTACCAGTTGCTTTATTCATATTTTCTTCTTTCTTTTTATCAATTAAAGGAAGTGATTTAGGCTCTTCTTTCTTAACATAAGATTCCTGTTTTGGAGTCTCTATTTTTGGTTCTTCTGTTTTAGGAGTTTGTTTAGAAGCTTCTTGCTTCGGCTCAGTTTTTGGTTCAGCTTTTGAAGTTTCAGCTTTAGGCGTTTCAGCCTTAGGTGTCTCAGCAGCCTTAGATGTTTCAGTTTTAGGTGTCTCAGCCTTTGGAGTCTCTGTTTTAGGAGCTTCTGCCTTTGGAGCTTCAGCTTTAGGAGTTTCGACAGCTTGACCATATCTTCCTTTATAATAAGACTCAAAAGGATTACCTCTTTTATTAAATATTCCTTTTACCCAGTCAACTAATGATTCTCCATTAGGGTTAGGATCTCTTCCAAACTCTCTTCCTCTTCTATATAGTCTATCATATAATGCTTCTCTTTCATTTTTTGGAACAAACATATCTTTAGTTCCAGGTTGTACTCTTGTTTTTTCATTTACTCTGAAACCTCTAGTCTCTCTACTAAATTCAGGAGTAAGATTACCTCTGATTTTTCCACTAGGAGCTTCTACAGCCTCAATTTTTTCTATATCAATTCCTTTTTGAGAAGCATAATTTTTTATAGTCTTACTATTTCTAATTGCATCTGTAGCAGCAGCTTTATCAGTTCCTGCTTTTTGTAAATTTTGTCTTAAAGTTTTAATTTCTTCTTCGTCTGCAATTTTTATGGATTTCTTTTCTCCATTTATGTTTACATCAAGGATTCCTTCTCTATATTTTTCTACTTTAGGAACTCCGTGTGCAGCATCTAATGCTCTAGCCTTACCTTTATTCTACCAGTAGTTTTTAGCACCTACTACAGCAGCCAAACCATTAGCAATATTTCTCCAATCCTAAGGTGTCATTTTTCCTTCTTTAGATAACAACTTTTCTACAGATTCTTTTGCTTCACCCATATTCATTGCACCTAAGAATCCTAATAATGGAGCACCTATTTTCATAATACCTTTATAAACTTTATATGCTTGTGCAGAGTCTCCAACTACAGGAAGTGCACCTGCTGCATCAAATAATAAGTTTAATCCAGTTTCTTTTGTATCACCCCAAGTCCATCCGTCTTCGTCTCTTGCTAAATTTATACCATGAGCAATAGTTCCAGCTAAACCCATGCCTGCTGCACTTATAGGTTCTGGATTTATAATTGATGCTACGTCAGCAGCAATTGATGCTATTTCAGTCCATTCTCTGCTTCCCCACTTACTCATAGGGCCAGTTTCACTTTGTAAATATTGTTGCTATTTAGATTCAGGAGTTTCTTCTTCAATAGGAACTTCTTCTCCAGTATTTTCTTCTCCTTCGAGTTGTCCTTGTTCTTGAAGCATTTTCATTAATCTAATTTCAGCATCAGTATATTGTACTTGAGATTGTTGTGGTACTCCAAATCCATATTGTCCTTTAAGAATACCTCCATTTTTATGAGATTGTGCTTGTTGTCCTAAAACAGGATATTTCTTTAAGAAATATGATTGTATATAATCTTTATTATTAGATTTCCAAATTTTAATAGTTTTAACAACACCATTATCAGGATAATATTTAAGAATTGTTCCTTTTTTAGCATCAAATGAATTAGGTATAACATAATAAGTTTTTCCATTTTCATCTTGTTCTGGTTTAATTCCTAAAATATTTCTAAAGTCAACCATTGCGTTTAACATAGAACGAATGTATTCTGAATCTGACATTCCTCTTAAATAATTATGTTGACCTCCTATAAAATTAGAATCTTTATAATAATTTATTCCGTTTCCATTAATATTACTTGCTATTCCTTCAAGATGTTCTTTAAATTTATTAACATCATTTTTAAAATATTTTTCTAATAAATCGTTAGATGAAATATTAGTAGGAGAATTTAACTAGAAATAAAAATCATCTGGGTCTGTGTTAGTTTCCCATTGACTAATTTCTTTTCCTATTAATTCGTATGCTTTTTTAGCATCTGTAGCTTGTCCAAATAATGCTTCTCTAACAGGATCTGAAGCTGATTCCGTTGGAGTTGCTGTAGAAAATCTTCCGTTAGCATCAAATTGAATATTACCATCTGTTGATAATAACCCTCTAAGATTTAATCCTAACGATGCAGCAGCTGCATAATCTTCATTATTTAATTGTCCATCCGCTAAAGCTTTACGAAGTCTTTGTATCTTAGTTCTAACTCCTTCGATTCCACCTAGTGATTCGTCAGCATCATCGTATCTTGATATATAATTTTCGTCTAAGAAATCAAGAATAGCATCTACTCTATTTCTTACATTTCGTTTCTTCTAACCGTCTGGCCCTTCTACAATTTCATCTAAATCAAAAAATGATTGATAATCAGGGTCATCAACACCTCCAAAGAATTGATTATGAAAATCTCTTAACAATGAAGTGTTTGTAAATTTTTTAGATGCTTTAGTTTTTTCAGATTTAGTGCTAGGATGTGCTGTGTTAGCAATTCTTTTTGCGTAATAAGCATATCTTCTTCCTGCTCCATTTGGTGAAAAATCAAGTCCTGAATATTGACGGTTTACTACATCAAATGAACCATCTTCATTCATTCCAGTAATATTTCCTTCTTGAAGATTTTTTAAGAAAAGTTTATGCTCTCTCATAATTCCTTCTCTTTCTTTTGGAGTCCAAGTACTTTCGTAAGTATCGTAAAAAGACTAGAAATTATTAGCTAAAGCATCTATATATTTATCTAATTCTACATTATTATTTCCAATTCTGAAAGTTCTAACTTTGTTATCTGTTTGTTGTTGATTATTATTAGGAGGGGTTTGTTCATTGGAAGTAATATCCCCTCCTGGTGCAAATTTTCTTATAAATACTGCCATATGTATTATATTTTAAACTAAAAAAGGGAACATACAAAACTTTATGTATGCTCCCTTTTAATCATGTGATTAATAAATTCTTCTAGATAAGACCCCACCGTTACGGTAAACAGGCTCACCTTCTGGAGCTGCCTCTTCTGGTGCACCGCCTTGGCTCTGTTGGATTAATTGAATATATGCCTCACACACAGCCATAGCTGCTTCACAATCTTGTGCTTGTAGTGCCTGCATAGCAACTTGTGCAATCTACATTATAGGATCTTCACCTTCTGCAGGTGCTCCACCCTCTTCAGGTGCTCCACCTTCTACTGGAGCTGCTGCTCCTGTTGGTGCTGCTTCTTCGGGTGCAGCTTCTGGACCCATTGGTCCACCCATTTGAAATACTTTAATTTTCATACTTTTTTAATGTTTAATATTAAACTTTAAGTTATCTTTGTAAAGATAAATATATAATATTATAAATAAAAATAAATTAACATTTTTTAGATATTTAAAGTTAATCTGGAGCATTTACATACTCTGGGTCTCTTCCATCTTGACCACGAAGAACTTTGAACATATATTTACCAAGTGCTTTGAAATCTCTATCATTTTGAGAATCATATGCTTTCTTAGCTTTACGAATAAGTACTTTAGTTTCTTTTCTTGAAACAATTCTTTCTCCTCCAACTAAATCCATTTGTGATGAACCATCAGGAGCAAGTACTTTCATAACTACTTCATCATCATCCTCAAATTCTAATTCATCTCCAACTTTTACACCAGAATTTACATTAACTTCTACAACATACATTGTATTTTCATGACTTAATAATGTATCATCTTCTGGTTGTCCTTGTTCAACAGCTATAACTTCCTAATCTTCATTTATAAAAATTATATCTAAAGGAATTAAAGTGTCTCTCATCCACATTTCTACTAGTTGAGGCTGATCAAAATAAAATATCATACCTTCATCTTGTGGAAGTTCTTTAATACCTTGCAATCCTTTTTGCATTTCTTCCATAGATTTAGCTTCTTGAACATTATATTCTCTGTTTCCTAATCCTATTTTAATCATTTTTTCTTCCTCCCTGTAGAATATGTTACTCCTTTATATCTAAATGATGCATCAGGTTCATTGTTTGTAAAATAGTCTAAGTAATCCCAAAGACTATGTTTGCTTTCTAAATATGGACTTACTATAAATAAATCTTTTCCATCAGCATTTATCCAACGACCTCCATTTTGTTTAGGATTATCTCCTAATATAGATTCTACACTATATGTCATATGAGAATCCTTTTTATATTTGTCTGACCAATGTCCTTTACCTGGATTTCTCTCTTCTTCTTCTCTCCAATATCCGTAAACTTCTGGATCATTATATGCAGCTTCTAAATCATAATCCTCATCAGAACCTCTTCCAGTTTCGTTTAGATAATTTTTTAAATCAAAGAATGTATTAAATTCAGGAAGTTTTTTACCTTCTTGAGCTAAAGTTGGAGTAGCTGTAGATGGAACTTCAGTTGAATCAGCTTTCTTTTTAGTCTTAAATAAGTCCTAAGCACCTTGAACTAAATCAGCTAAATTACTAATACTATTTGATGTAGGAGCATTATCAGTTTTTAGTTGATTATTCTTAATATACTCTGCAACTAAATCCTATAGATTTTTATCAGTTGTATTAGAAATTTCAGGTTTGGCCACTTCTGGTAAAGGTTTTGTAGTAGCAACATAGCCATTTTCAGTAGTAGCTACTTCAGCTGGACCATTATTCATTATATTTTTATTCTGTTCAGCAAATGACTCAGATATTTTTAAAGAATTTTCTAAATTCTTCTAATTCAATTTGTTTTGAATCTCTTGTTCTTTTTTCTTTGCTTCCTTTCCAGATTTAAAGACATCAATTCCTTTTTGTACTAAACCTAATACATCTTCTTTGGTAGTTCCCTCTTGAAAGATTCCTCCTAAAGTAGCTCCTAATTTAGCACTAGGTATTACTTCATGATTTAAATTAGGTTCTCCAGTTACTTCTTCAATTAATCCAGTTCTATCATCAGTATTTTCAATGATTTCTTTAGCTAAAAGTTTTCCTGCTTCTATTGCTGCTTCATCTGAACCATCTTTGAAAAATTTTTCTAATTGATTAGTTACTTCTTTTCTAAAGATTATTTCATTACGTTCAATTTCAGCCTATTGTTTTCCATTTACGTCAACTACAGGTATTCCTTTTTTAGTAATATGTTCATCATCTTCCATATGATGTTTACGAGCATGTAATGCACCTTCAGGAATTACATTCATTTGTCCGCCTTCCTAAAAAAATGGAACAGCATCATTTGGAACTTTAGTAACATCTCTTATTGCTTCTCTAGCTTCTTCTGGAATCATATTTGTAAAAGTAACGTTACGTTTCTTCTGTTTAATATATTTAGCTATTCTTTTAGCTTCTGCTAATTTTTCAGGAGTTATTTTTAATCCTTCCCTACCAATAGCTAGTGGTTTATAACCTCCGTTAATTGACATTTGATATCTTATATTATTAGCATCAACCATTCCTGCTCTAATTTGCCCTAATTTAGCTGTATCTCTAATATCTATTTTATCAGTCATCTACATTTGAGCTTGGTTTATTTTCTTTTGTGCTTTTTTATAAGCTCCCATAGAGAATCCACCATATTTTTTATTATAAAGATTTTGTGCTTCATTTTCTAAATCCATATCGGTATATCCGCTAGCAACATCGGTTAGTTTATCTTTATCCATAAAGGATTTGTAAGCATTGTCAGTTGTAGTTTTTCCAGTGGCAGCATTAATTCCAGATGCTAAAGCATATGCTCCTGCAACACCCCATCCAATTGGACCTGTAGCTGCTGCAATTCCAGTAAGTGTACCTTGAACAGCACTAGAACCTAATAATGAATCTTGTACTGTCATACCATCAGTTCCACCAGTAATTTTATTTATAGCACCCATTCCTAATCTACCTAATCCAGTAGCTAATGGATTATAATTTCCAATGGCACCTACAGCATCTGCTACACTATCAACAGTTTGTCCAACATATCCGTATTTACCACTAGTTCTTTGATGTGCAGCACTTTTATCTAACAATCTTCCTGCAAATCCAGCAGCAGCACCTATTCCAGCATCATATCCTGTAATAGATTGACCTCCATTTAATTTAGAATTAAATATTTTTTCTCCACGAGGATCTCCAAAAGCTTGCTAAAAATTCCAACCTTTTCCTGCTAATCCGTTATCCAAGAAAGAGCCTGCAGAGTTAAATAAATAACCCTGCAAACTTCCTTGTGATGTTCCGTAACTATTTATCTAATTACTTACGGCAGCTTGATTTATTGTACTCATGCATAACTTATATTAAAAGTAGTAAGAATGGCGGAAATTATAGCTAATTCTTCGCCACTATAGCGTACTTTAATTCTACAATATTTATCTCTTAATTTTGTTTCTTTTCTAAAAGTCCATCTAGCAATAGATATTTGACCTATATCATAAGTATTTGGTAAATCTATATTAGATATTTCGGATTTTTTAATATCTTTAGGAATCCAATTTAAAATAAGAGGAGGAACTCCATTTTTCCATCTATTTTCATTTTTCTACATAAATGTCATAGTCGGAATCTAAATATTCCATTTATCCTCTTTATAATGAGAATTACCTCTCAATCTACTTTGTGGAACCCATATATAATACCAATATTCTTCATCACATAAGAAAGCGCTTTTTGGCTTCTTTTCTTTCTTAATTTTAGGTAAACAGGTTGAAGTTTTAAAATTAGTATCACAAAGAGAAATTTCTTCTCCAGTATATTTAGATTGATAATACTCTACATATCTATCTTCTAAATATGCATTGATATTTTTATCAAGTTCCTAATCAAAATATTCTTGATAATTCTATTCAGTTAATCTAACCCATTGTCCATCAATTGGAGTATTTTTAATATGAGTAACCAATTCAAATTTGCGACTTCTTGGATTTCTATAAACTTCAGTTCCTGATAGATTTTGATAATCTCTATAGTTATTAGTCATTTTCTAATAGTTATCATAAATCTAATCAAACATATCAAGTCTATTGTAGTATAATGGGAATATTGTAGATTTTATCTACTGATTTGGATGAACTTTTGTATAATCATCATTATAAGATGTATGTGAACCTAAAGTATGATACAATTCTTTAGTTGCTTCCTATCTATAATAAATATTTGGTATATCATTTGTAAACTCGTAATTATCTCCAGTTATAGAGAAATGGAATGATTCTGGTTCAGCATTATTAGAAATTATTTTTAAATCTTCCCAAATTTTCTGAACACTTGGATCATCAACAACCATAAATTCAAATTCAAATGGGTGTTGTTTTCCATACCAATGTGTTGGTAATGGTCTAATAGATGGATTATTATGTTCCCAAAGATTTAATTTCTATTCAGAACAATCATTTTTAAATTCATATTTCTTCTTACTGTATGTACCATCTCCACACCAATTAACATCAGAATTTTTAGTATATATATACGAATTATCAATATATTTATATATATCATGTCCTAACCAGTCAATAATAGATGTTACTTGTGGTTCGTCAAATTCAGGAAATGATAAATAACCTCTAACTTCTTCTCTATCAAATGAATAGAATTTATTATTTAAATTAAATGATTCTAATGGAATCCATGAATAGAATGTTACAAAGTTTCCAGAATTTCCACTATTCTAATCAGATGTAATTTCATTTAAACAAAGAGACCATGCTTTTTCATCATACTATTCATACAATCCTGTATTATCTCCTTTAGCAAGTCTATCTTCAGTTGTCATATAAAATGTAAATATAACATCTGATTTAGTTTGATTATAATGAGTTTTGATATTTCGTAAAGCTACTTGTTTCTTTATATCGTTATCTAAAGTAGGAATATTTTCTTTTAAGAAATTTTCAACTTTAAAATCAGAAATTACAGATAATGTTGGTAATGTAGTAGAACCAGTAACTTTCCATATCTTTTTAGTAGAAGAATCGATACCATAAACTGCATAAGGAGTTTTAATAATACTATCTTTCCATTGAGAACCAAATTTATCACTAATCATACTTGGAGTATCAGATAATACTTTACTATTATTGATAAATACAGGTCCTCCAATTCCTTCTCCTGATTCAACTCTTTCATTAACTGGAATTATAGCTACACCATGCTCAAATACACACAAAATATGACTATACCAATCAACTAATTTTGTAATTTTACCATATTGTTTAGTATAATCACTTATATTAGCATTTCTATATACTCTATATCCATTTTTATAAGCATCTTGAACGTTTACATCAGAATAAACAATTCTATCTGCATAGTAATCATTATAATATGGAGCATCTGGTAAAGTGAAATATTGTTTTTCACCAAGTGTACTTCCAAATCCATCATTAATTAAATAAGAATTAGGAATTTTATATCCTCCGTCAGCTGATGCTTGTTGTAAAGGATAAAATCCTCTAGCTCTACCCATCATAGCAGCCTCTGTAGTATATCTTTCGTCGAGAGAACGAATAGATAAGTTATAAGAAGAACGTACTTTTATAGTAATCCACGAACCTAATTTAACAGCATTAACATCACCTCTATTAATTTTTGATAATTGTGTAATGTCTTTATCTGTAGCATTTTCATCAGGCTGATAGTGTTTTAACCAAGTAGCTTCATCAACTATTTTATCATTTGTAGGAGCTGTAGGATCATTAAAATTACGATTTAAACGATGTGTAAAAGTACAAAAGAAACAATCACCTCTAAATAAATCATAATATAAAGAACTTTCAAATACTTTTGCGTTAGGATATATATCAAATTCATTAAACGATACTCTTTCACTTATTGCATAATATGGAGAGCTATCCTAATAACGGATATTAAATTGCTATTTTGTTTCTTTATAATCTTTAATATATATATTAAACCTTCTACAATAACGTCTATCTCGTTCTGTTTGAATTGCAGTAACTTCTTCACCATCTTTATTTATATATGTTTTATTTACAGAATTTACAGCAATTATTCCTAAATATGGTGAAAATATTCCTCTGGCTAAATTCCAATCGTGAGCATTTTCAGAACAATAATAATGATTATCATTCTTATCATCTTTTGTCCATTGTGCTTTTCCAGAATGTTCTTCATTTATATAAGCTATTCTATATGCTTCTTCAGCTGTTCCTAAAACACTTTGGAATATAGTATTATCAATAGCTACAATTGGAACATTATCTGTTACAGAACAAATTTTAAATGACATTCCATCTTTAGATCCAAACTTTTCAAAATCATGAGTATTAGTTGGGCAATATATATCATCAGTTTCAACTTTTTGATAATAATATCGTTCGTTTTTAGCACTTCGATGTAGAACTCCATGCTAATATATTGTATATCTAACTGGATATTCTGCTCCTGTAAACAACTAATTAAAAAATGGTTGTCTTACTTCAAATTCTGGACAAATAGCTGTTGCCTAATTTCCATCTACATTTCTGTATAAATCTCCATAATGTTTTTCTAAAGCTTTTGTCCAATTTGCATCCTTACCTTTAATACTATCAATTTCTTTCCATTTTTTACCTCTTATTTTCCAGAGCATATAATAATTTCCTAATCTTCTTACTAATTTTCCATCACTATATACTCTCTATAATTTTTTATAATTATCAATTTTATCAAAATTTGTAGATAAGTCCTAAGTTATTTTTCCATCAACAGTATCTATAAACTAATCTCTAAAGTATTCTTTATATTGTAAATATCCTATTTTATATAAATCATTAAATAATCCATTTATGTTTTCATAATCATCTTCATCCTATTCAGAAATTTCTTTCTAATAAGTTGTTACTTGTGTTATGTTTTGTCCAAATGGATAATAAGATTCTGAAGTTTCAGAATAATCTCCAGTAATACTACTAACCTATCCTGCAAATATTTTTATTTCAAAATATCTATATGTATGTAGATTAGATACATTAGGATAATCAGAAACAATAGAAGAAATTGCATTGATTGCAGATTCAAAAGATGTATCTCCTAACTAATAATCTTTAGTATCTCCGTTAATTGTTATTTGAGTATTTTGATTAATTTGAGAAGGTGTAGATGTTGAAGTAAGATAGCGTTCAATTATTTCGTATCTATTTGAATTTTTAAAATCAATTTCATTAGTAACAGTTCTTGGATTATCTCCAGTTTGTAAAAATGAAATATTTATTTTTTCTTTTTTACTAAGACCGTATGATAATACAGTATCTAAATCATAATAGTTTTCTCTATTATCATAACTTGCTAATAAATTATATTTTTTAATATACCCAGTACTAGAATCATCTTGATCTCCTTTTAATTCAAAAGGAGCTAACATTTTCTAATCCACACATATAAATGGAATATCATGCATTCTAGGAAGATAATGATGCATTAATTTCCTATTATTAGGATGTCCATAATCATATCCATCATCAACATCAAGATGTTTTCCACCTTCTGAAATTTGATCTAAGAATGATTCTACTTCATAACATCTTAAAGATGTTAACTCAAAACATTTATTTGGAATAAAATCACTCCAATAATAGTGCCAAGTAAAATCTTCTCCGTATTTATCATTTGCTTTAAATTTACTGAAAGTGTTTTTAAAATCCCATTTTCCATTTGGCTAAGTAGGCATTAATCTCTAATTCCAATGTTCAATAATAGGAACTTTAGCTTCTTTATCCCAAGGAAGTGTAAATCCTTGTGCAAGTATCGTAGGAATTCTTTTCTATCTTACCACAAAGAATCCTTTAATACACAATACGTCTTTTAGATATTCAACAATGTCTGAATTTATAAATAATTTTATATAATATAAATATTCTTGTGCATTATTTTTATTGTCTAATTCAGAATCATTAATTTGAATAACACCTCTTGTATTTAAATAACAATCAGAATCTAAAATAGATTCAGAAGAAGTTTTTATACTATTTTCACCAAAAGAATTTCCATCTTTTGAAGTATTTAAATAATTTCTTTTACCGTCTAATATTATATCAGGAATATCTATTATAGAACTATCATTAATTTTTAATATACGTTCATCCATTTCAGGAAGAAGCATTTCTGTACTATAATCTAATATAGATTCAGAATTACTTTTATATCCTATTGTATTAAATACAGGACTTAATGATCCATCATCATAAATATATACAATACCTAATCTATAATATTCTTCATTCCAATATCCAACATTGTAGTATATATTTTTAGTATTATAATATTCATGACTAAATATAAATTCATCCTAATTTTCAATAGAATCGTCTAAATAGTTAGAAGGATTTATTTCTCCTATTTTGTCTTTAGCTATTCGTCTTTCTATAAACGGAAATATTCTTAATGTTAAGTCTTTTAAATCTTTGTAATTTGTTTTTTGTGCTTGAATATTTCCCAAAAATAGTCTGTTTCCTATCTATACTTGAGTTTCAGAACTATTTATTGTAGCATATGATTGATTTAATTCAGTTATTGGAATTTGTTGTTTTTCTTCGTCTCCAGTAATTATAATATTACAAATATTATTATCAGATGTAGGATATGGTTTTAAGATTTCATATGCTTCTGATATTCTATTTTCATCAGCAGCAGCTGATGTTCTAGAATAATAAACTTTAACAAAACTATATTTTGTATCAATATTATTAAGAATTACGCTTATTGATTTATCAGAATCCATATCTCTTTCTCCTCCATCAATAGAAAATGGATCTTTATCATTTCCTTTAAATACAGAAATTATTCCAGATTCTCCAATAAAATCTGTTTCATTCCCATCTTCATCGCAATATTTATAATATAATACGTAATTACCTACTGGTAAATTACCATTATTAATTACTCCGTTATAAACAGTTATAGGAAATTTATCAATTCTTTTATTTAATGATGTGCTTATATCAAAAGTTTTTTGATTTTCTAATTCTTGTTCACAAGTAATATCAATACACCCACATTCAGAATCATCTATTCTTTCTTCAATGATATTATTACTACAATTACACATTGGTTCACGATAATCATCGCGACACCCATTATATACTCTATAAATATTATTAGTATTTTTATTTCTATCAGGAATTTCCCAAGTTCCATCTTCTTTAGCAGCAAATCTACTATTTATAAGTCTTGGTATATTTTTTCCATCGTTTATAATAATATTTACAGAACCGTCATAAGAAGGTTGTAATTCAACATCAATAGGATGTTCTAAATCAAAATTAAAATGTTGAGTTCTTAAAGGATATAATAATTGATCGATTTCCTAAACATTTTCTATACATTCTCCTTCTATTTCTTCAGTACAATTTCTACATCCTTTATATAAATTATACAACGGCTAATACTAGTTTATTAATTTATTAGAATCTGTAGTATAATCATTGTTATCATTAAATAATACCTCACCAAGTATATTATACTAAGGAGAAGGGAATGTTCCAATTTCTCCTTCTAACGTATTAGGATTATATGAAACAATATATGCTATTCCATTTAATGTATTAATACCTAATGGTATAAATCCTTCACTAAGTGTTACGTATATGGGATTTTCATCATTTTCGTTTACTACTGCTTTCAGATTACCCATATCGTTCTATAAAATCATCTCATCACCATCTATAGTAACCAGACTTGCATTTAACGCATTAGTCAACACTGTATTCTGGCTGCTCAGCGGATGTAAATCCATCTATAATCCTCCTGTAAACGTATTTTTAGCTATCTGTTTACTCATATGGTTTATAATTATAATTAGTAGTTAAAATATCTTCAAATTTTAAAGGTTCTCGTTCTATTATAAGTTCTGCTTTATCTGTAATTAATTCTTTTTTAAAGAACCCAAATCCAAAATCAGAACCATAATAGATTCTAAATATATATTTATGAGCGTGTTCCTTTATTTTACATTCTTCTAAGATTTTGTACATATAAACATTCTCAAATTTGAATTTTTTTCGAGGTCTTCCTCTAGATTTTTTCTAACTTAAGTATTTTTCGTACTCACTCTCATTTAATGCAAAATAATAGTAACCGTCCCAAGGAACTTTCTTTCTTTTATATAATACTCTAATCTTTACTGCTAATTTTCTAGCATAGTAATTAAAGTGTTTTACTGAATCATTGGTTAAATTACCAATATAACACCATAAATCATTATCCTTAATCAATGTGTCACCACCATAACTATTATGTAAATATAAACTTTTAAATCCAAAAGTGCAAATCCTTTTTATATCTTGGATTTGCACCTCTGGAAATTTTTCGTGTATAGATTCAATATAGTCATTAACTGTCTTAATTTGCATATCAATTATTTGACAATTACAATCATTTAAAATTAATTTTCATTACTTTAGAAGCATCGGTAATAGCTTTTGTATTTCCTACATTATATAAATAAACAACTTGATTATGTTCTCCGAAATTGTTAGCTATTACTTTTTTACCGTTATACTTACAATTTCTAACATTAACTGTCCAAGTTGCGATTTTTGAAGTATCTCCAGTAAGAGCAACGTCTTGACTAGCAGGTTGGAATATCATTAATCCTGCCCAATTCCAATTACTAGCATCAGTAGCAGTATTTTCGTATGTCCATTCTACATTTTCGAAATTAATAGTTACATTTTCAGCATTTAAATAGTTAGCCATTCTAATAACATTAGAATTGTCTACATTTAAATCAAATTTAGAATTTTTGATAGTAATAACCGCTCCATCAGCAGGTGTATAAACATTGACTACGTTATGTGATAACGAAGGTGATAAGAAATTAAGATTAGTTGCAGTAAGTTTCTTTAATCCAGTATAATTAGGATCATTTACAACTTGAGAGCCTTCGAATACATTATAAACAGTAGAACCTGGTTCTGCTGTAATGTTCTTTAATGTTACTTCGTTTGCTTTAAAGTTGATTTTACCATTAGATGCACCTTTTTCTCCAGCTACTGTTAGACCATCAATAGTCATAGTATCTGCATTTAATTTAACATCCTAATTAACTTGTCCACCAACAATAGTTTCTTCTTTAAAATGTTGGTTATTTAATGCTTGTATGCCTTCTGTAGAAGAAACTATAACTTTTGCTTCATCTTTATTTTCAATTGCAGCAACATCTTCAGGAGAACTTACTTTTACTGAATCTTTTCCAGCATAAAAGTCTGCAATATCTTGTTCATCAATAGCACCATCTTTATTAATATCGTACTTTTTTAATGATTTCTCATCAGTTTTTCCAATATTTTTTCTGATAGCATCACTTGTGACTTTTTTACCAATTTCACTAGGTTTAACTATTTCAGCTTTAAATTTTGTTTTTTCACATAACTGAATATCTTCTGGAATTACTAAAAGATTTATTTGTTTCATATCCAAGCCCAAAATTTACGTGTTTTTAAATAATCTAAATTATCTTCGTTTTCATAGGCTTCTTTTTCAAAAACATTCTTTTTATAGTTACATCCTGCAAATATCCATCCTAAAATATAAGCAGGAATATAAAATATATAAAGTAATTCTTTCCATTGAGCACTATGAATAGCTTCGTGGTTATAATCTACTGGGTCCCAATTAGCAGGATCTGCTAATCTTTTACTTCTAGTAAAGATTAAACCTGCAATATTCATATATTTATAGCCTTGTACGGGAATAAATTTATTATAAACTAGTTTCATTAACAATATTGTTTTCCCTAATTAGTATAATTAGTAAGTTTGTTTTTTAATTTTTTATCTACATAGATAGGTTTAGTTCTAGTAACTCCTCCATCTTTATTGTACATATTCAAAACTAATTGGTATCCACTAAAGTAAGATTCTAAGAAATCAACATCTTGCCATTTGCCGTTACGTCTAGCTGCAGCAAAATCATCTCCTTCAGTACGTTGTACATGAATATCAGCTCTTCTAGCTCCTGTTGGGAGCTAGAAAGTGACATTGTTATCTATTATATCATTTAGAACTTCTTTTAAACATTCTCTAAATATTTTTTCTATTAATTTATCCTTATGTGGATCTCCATTAACTTTTTGACATAATTCACTAGTCATTTCTAACTTAGATTTGTCAAAATTCATAAACATCTCATGCATATTAAAAGCATGACCTAAAGCATAATTCATTATACAAATAGTCCAACAATTATGGCAATAACAGAACCTCCTACAGCACAAATTACACTTTTCCAATCAAATTTTTCAAAGTGAATTCCACGGAATTTTTGATTAATTACATTTGTAAATCCAACACCCATTACACCTAATACAAGTGAAGCACCTAAACCTAAAACCCAAGCTGCTGGGTCTGCTATTTGGGTAATTGCTAATAATGTTACTATTATTCCCATTACTGCATATAATACATTTTTAATCATAATAATAATAAAATAATTGTAAAAATTATAACTTCAACAGCACCTATTGCTGTATGAATTGCATCTCTTATTGAGGTTTCTCCTCCAGCTATTTTTTTATCTATAAGTACTTCTTTTACAAAGTATCCTATTGCTATTGTTAATACTAATGATGCTATTAAAGCAATCACTATATTTCCAAATAATTTAAATAATACTAATAATAAAACAGCAGCAATATAGTTACCACCTTTATTATGTAGTAAATCATCCATGTAAAGATGATCTGCTATCCACTAGAAAGGTTTTTTAATCCAATGCATAAATTAACTAATTGGTTTATAAGATTTATTATATATTTTACGATTCCAAGAAGTTTTTGCGTCTAATATTTCGTTCATTTCGTTCATTGATACAGATTGAGGAACTCTAGCCGCATCGCATTTTTGTAACCATTCTTGTTTAAGCATCTAAGCCATCTAAACAATATTAGGATTATTTGTCATTAATCCTTCTTTAAATTTAGTTACATATGCACAGTAAGTAGCTATTGCAATAGCTTCATCGTCTGTAATTTCAGGGAGACCGTCGTTATCAAGTATATCTCCTTTATATAGAATATAGATTTTTCCGCCATATTCTTGATCTAAGTATAATGTATCGCCTACACGCTCATATTTTACATAGCGGCCTGGTATATAGTAAGGACTCTTAAAAGCCTTCCTACCTTCTATATAAGACTCTACGAACTATGAAAAAAAGTCACCCTCTGGATATAGATTCGATACATGATTCCAATCTTCAAAACCATAAGTTACTGCGAGAATATCATCACAATTACATGGAAGTTGAACAGTATTTGTAGGACACTATACTGTTAAACAAGTTTTATAAATACGCTAACGTTTATTTCCAATCAAATTAAATGCTACAATTCCAATTTCTTCAAAGTTATCTGGAAGTAAATTTAAATTATAAAGTGTATTAGCCATAAACATTGCGTAATGAAAATCATTAAGTTTTGCCATTATCCAGCTGCATATTCTTGATCGTTAGGTAATATTGGTGCAGCAAGCTATCTGTAATAACGTACTTTTTTCTCGATTAAACGTCTTTTTACTTCATTATCAATGAATGAAAAATTATGGTCTGCTAAATCACTACAACATCCATAATTTTCTAATTGTCTCGGATCTTTAAATACAGCTACTACTGAAATTTGTTTCATCATAGGTGCATTAAATAAGAAACAATCGTACATTCCATTTTCATTTGGAGTAGTATCAATAAATACAAAAGGTTTTTGTTTACCACGTTTTCTGTATTTATGATAAAAATTCCAAACATATGAAGATGTATAAAATACAAAAGGAAATTGTCTATCAGTACTTCCTATATAGTCAATTGCCATATCACCGTAGTCATTTACAACTTGTGGTATTTCGAAATGAGCTACAGGACGTCCTGTATAGCTGCTGCATTTACATCTATCTAAATCTTTGCAATCTACATCTATACAATTAATTGCTAGAAGTAAATCACGAATCGGTAATATTCCTTTTAAAGAATATTCTTTTATTACTTGAAGTCTTTCTTCTACAATTTCATCTTCTAGTTGTTCTATTGACATCGACATATTATGATGATAACCACGAAGTCCAGAAACAACATCGTTCATTATTGCAGAAGCAAGTTTTGCAAACATTGCCATATAGAAATGAAAAAAGGCGAAGGCAGCCCTACTTATAGGGAGAGCCTTCGCCATATTAATTAAGCTTCACAATCAACTAATTCGTCGTCGTTTTCTTTGTTTCCTAAAGCAGCATCAATATCAGCATCAGAATATGTTTCACCATCAGAAGAGATTAAACGTTTGTCGTCTTTGTCTTTGTTAACAGTTTCAACATTAGTCTTAATTTCTTCGCCTTCACCGATAATTGATTTTAATGCTTCTTCCCATGCAGGAACAACTGCTGATTCTACATAGAATACGTGATTTGTAAGAGATTTTGTAACTTCACCGACTGCATCTGAACCCATAATACCACGGTTTACACAATATTTAATAACATATTCTGTATATTTTCCGTGAGGCATTGGAGTTTCATCAATAGCGATTCTGTTCCAACGTGTGTTAGCAGCTGTAGGTAGACGTAAGTCTTTAACAATTTGTCTAAATGTACCGAATCCTTCGTGTCCAACTCTTTCTTTACCGTTTTCATCTTTAGTAAATTCAATTTTACCTTTATAGATTGGAGACATTTCATTAATGTCATCTTCGCCTTCAAAACGTCCAAAGTTAGCGCAGCAATCGTAAGATTTAGCTTCTTCGTTATACCATTCGAGTCTTACCATTTTGAATCTTTGATATTCATCAGAAGCAGTAAGAAGAACTTTAGTTCCATCAGCTTTAACATCTACAAGAGGATATTCGTATACCATGTTAAGATATTTCTTAGCAATTCTTTCAACTCTCTTTGCAATTGTTTCGGCATCGTCAGTCATATTACCTTCGGCATCACCTTTTACATAGAACTCTACAAAGAAAGGTTTTCCTTTGAATACAAAGTCATTAGAGAAATAAGAGTTCTGAGAACCAGAAAGTCTAATATAAAGAGCAATTCTGTAAACACCAGGTTGTGTGATTGCGCTCATATCAATACTAACTTGTGCTCTTTGAGCAGGCTCATAACATCTTTTATATACTCCTACAACATTTTGATCTCTAAATTGGAAATGTTTCTTAATTCTAAGTACTGAACCATCATTGGTTACATAGAATCTAGGGCTGCCATCAGGCATTTCAGCACTATTAATAAGTGTGTTTGTTGTAAATTTAAACATAATTCAAATAAAATTAAAAGTTAGAGCTCTTCTCTCATCACTTTCCGGAGGGAGCTTGAGCTTGAGCTGGAGCTGCTATTGACTAGCTGAAAGCTGGATGTGTCTGCATCCTTGGATCGCTACTATTTTCCATAACGATGTGTACCAACTCATTGATTATCTCTTGACATACATAATCTGGGAATTCCATCTTCTGAGACGTATCCTCTGTTAAGTCTAATTGCTCTTGAGTTAATCTAATATATTGAGGAGATTTAATATAATCAACCCAAATATTAGTTAATTCAAATAAACTATTATCCTTACCATAACGAATTTCAAGTCTTACCTTACTTGCATTACCATAACGTACTTTACCTACTTTTTCAACAGGATTGGTAGCAGCTTCTCGTCTATCCAAACGAATAGTTTCTGCATTTGGTCTATCACCTCTTTGCTTAATAACTGGCTTGCCACCTTGCTCTAAATCCCAAGCATTTTCATTATCGGTTGGTCCAGTTCCTGCATATCTGTTTGTGTATGGAGTTCCATCGGTATCACAACCACTCTCGTAAGAACCAATAGTACTTACATCTGTTCCGCTACCTCTTGTGCCTACAGGAGCTAATTCACTATTACCGTCAGCACATATAGAATCATCATGCATACCTTTATCCCAAGTAGCATAATTACTTTCTGTATATGGATCTGTTGGAACAAAATCAGATTTATTTACGTTATGTATATAGTAGTAAGGTCTTTTATATTGTGGTCTCATATAGAAATTATTGATAATTTGAGACCATGCATCAGCAGTTAATCTTTTAGCACCAAATTGAACATAAGTACCAGCATCATAACATTTAAATTGTTTCTTTACTTTAAAGTTACAAATACAATTTAGTAAGTGTAAATAATCGTCTGGTAATTCAAATTCATATGTTGCACCATAAAGAGAGTTTAGACTAGTAACACTTGTAGTTTTTCTACCATAAGCATTATTAGCACCATCTTCTCCTAAAACGCCTATTGGTTTAAGAATAGCTGTTGACTTTAAGACTCTTACGTCATCAGTAGTTTGTTGATTTACGTCATATATGTTGTACTTTTTATTAATGTACTGATATATGGCTTTATTAAAAAGGTAATTAAAATCTTCCAGTAACAAGCTTGGAGCTTGTACTTTATTAAGTTCAATTAAAACCCCTTCATAGACTTGTCTTGCAGTAATAGGCATTAATTATTATAAATTTACCTATATAGTTGGAGTAGGATTATCTGTTCTAGTCCATCTATATCCATTACACTATCTATTTAATCTAATGGCTTGACTAATACTACATAGTTTTAAATTTAATTTTTCTTTAGCTTCTCTAACAGTTTTAAAACTATCTATATATTTTCCATCTAATGTATATCTGTTTAATTTTCCAGATAATTTAGTTACAGTTATTTGAAGTTTGTCAAATTTTTCATTAGATATAAAATATCCAGATATTTTATTAGTTAATTTTATTGCTCTTGTTAAATTTCCTTTGTTAGTATTTAAAAATTTTAATATTTCTTCGTAATCATTAAATTCTTTAATAAAATTTCCATCCTAGTCATAAATATAGTACTGTAATTTCTTCTTATATCCGAATTCTGAAATATCTATTTTAGAATCATAACTCCAATAAAATCCATGAGTTCCTCTTTTATTATGAATAGCAGTTAATAAAGTTTTATATACAATATCATTCATTTTTGCTCCAATTATAACAGAATCATATTTATTTACTAGATTACCCTAATAATCAAATTGAAATAATGTTTGTTGTTTTGCTTGAGGTTTATGCCCACCTAAACAAACATTATAATTATTAGAATTTTTTATAAAATCTTCATTTACTATTTCTGCCTCTTTTGCATATGCTTCTTCCTAAGTTTCATAAACATAAAGAACTTTTCTTTTAAAATTATGAAATCCATATTTTTTTACAGCATAATGAAAAGGAAATTTTGGATTTTCTATAGCATATTTTCTATTAAAGATATTTATAGAATTTCCTATATAGCCATCGAATATGTCAGGATTCTCAGTTTCGTGTACTCCTACATAAATTTTATTATTAACAAGACAAGTAGTTTCGTATACAATAAACATATAGATAAATTTTAGTTAGTTATTACTTTTTAGTTCTATTAGCTTTAATGGCTTTTTCTACTACAGGGTCTACTTCCTTTTCGGTCATATCTGTAGGTTCGCCATCTAAGTCTAAATCTTCAACTCTATATTGTTCGGGAAAAGTATCCCTACGAATTAATTCAAGTATCTTTTTGTGTTTAGGATCTTTCATCCAAGTAATTACAGCATCATCAGTAGCACCAAGTACTACATCATCACCATAAATATATAGTTTATTCTTAACCATAATTACTTTCTTGTCTCTAGCTTCCATAAACAAGATACGTAAAGACATATCGGTTCCAGTATATAGATTGATAATCTTGTCTGGATTTTTCTCTGCTACTTGTAATAGATAATCTTCTACATCTGCATCAGGCATATTTTTCATATTCTTACCAAGTAGACGAGCTTTAAGTAATCTACCTTCAGAACCTCTTTCATCAGTAAAAATATATTCACTAGCTTGATGAATCTTTCTCTTACGAGAAATCTTATTAGCTGTTTCTACACCTGGTTTATCTACATAAAGTTCAGCAATTCCATAACGTGGTCTTTTAGACTTCCAGTCCATTGTACCATCAATTAAGTTATTACCGTTTTCATCCTTAGCATATCTATCTGGAGCGATTAATACACAATTTTTAATAGCTTCCCAAATATACTAATCTTGGATGTTATTTAAATTAAGAGTAAATCCATCTTCTACAATAATCGGTTCGTTTTCTCTTAAAAAATATTTTCTGTTAGGATCATTTCTTTCAGCATCTGAAAGAACCATATCTCCATTAGAGTCAACGTGTTTTACGCAATCTGGATAATTTCCGTATTTATCTTTACAGGGATGAATATAGTATTTCATTCCTACTTTACCATAAACACTTCTTAAAACAATTATATTTTCTGCAAAATCACTCTTGCTAACATTATTATTTTCAGTACTCATATTAATTCATTAAAATATAATTAAAATTAGTAAGGGAGTCATTACTCCCTTACCCTTATCTAAAAAGTTTCTTATTTAATTTAATCAAATCTCTCTTAAAATGAAGCTTCTGTATGGGTTGAATACGCCAACACCAGAATAACCCCAGTTAATTAACTTACTTCCAGCAACAGGACTAGAAACAACACCTGAGCTAAGACCATCAAGTCCACCAACACCTGGGAACTTGTTAGTAATGAAGTCACCACCTTTAAGTGTGAACATTTGAATAGGAGGCTCGTTACCAGTACTATCAGCAGTTAAATCAAGACATAAGCAATATGCTTTGTCGAATCCATATTCTCTTGAGAATGTTCTATCAACTTTGAAGCTGATTTGGTTTCCAGCGAACTCATAAGTTTGGAATGTAGCACCAACTTTTACATATCCATTAGCTTGTTTAGAATATAGATATGTTCCATCAGTCTTAAACTTAGCAAGCCAGTCGCCAAGAACTGTTTGGATAAGATTCCACATTCTTTCATTGCAAATGAACATATACTTGTTACCTGTTGGGTTTTCAGCTTTTTCGTTCATTGTGCTGATAACTGTATTGAATACATCCATAGTAAGTTTAGCAAATGCATACTTGCTAGCGAATCTTTCAACCTGTGGAATAATACCATCACCAATATAAATAGGTCTATTTGTATCTGGGTCAACGATAGTTGGTTTACCATTAACATCAACATTACACTTGTTGAATAATAAACCGTTATTTCTTACAAATAAGAAGTTGTCAAGAAGAACTTTCTCCTTCTTATCCATCTTATAGATAGTTTCTGTTAAATCACCTTGGTTCTTACCTTCAGCAATACTAATAAATGTGTTCTCATGAGCAGCATAAAGAGCTGAGTAGCTATCATCAACACGGTGTGTTGTAATATAGTTACGATGTCTTTCAATATTAGACTGATATTTTACGTATCCTTCTTCATGTAACTCAGGCATTGCGTTAGATTGGAATCTTGTAGTATCACCTACTTGGCAACCACTGAAATCAAGAACTGATTTATAATCATTGTCAATAAGTCTTACTTGTACTTCCCAGAAATTATCTGCTTTTCTAATAGGACGACTTACAACGATACATTGCTGCATAGTCTTATCAATCTTAAAGATATCATATTTTTCATAATATCTTTCTTTGAAAGCCATAGTGATTTCAGTTCCGTCTGCACCATCACCTTCAGGTATAGCTGCAAACTCTACTCTCTTAATATAATTAGTTTCAACCTCCCATTCAAAATACATTGAATCGATTGATTGATATCTGTTACCACTCTTTCTACTTTGATAGAAGATATTTCTTAGAGATTCAGTTAGATAAGAAGCGGTTAATTCAGGATAGAGTCTACTTACAACTCCAAGTTTATAAGGCTTTGTTCCTAAAAACTTGTAAAAATCTTCATACGTCCTTGTATCACTCATTGTAGGACGATTAGTTACAAAATTTGCTACAATCATAATTGAATTTTTTATTAATTATTAAAATCTAGATCGTCAATAGAAGAGATTTCATTTTGCTTAAATGCTGTCAGTTTAGCAGGTTTATTTTGCTTTCTTACAGCAACTCTAGGAGCTTTTTCTCCTCCTGCAGCAGCAAATCCCTCATTATATCCGGTCTGTCTTGCTATTTTTATCTGTTCTGCGTAATAATTTTGAATATCATCTAAAGCCTCTTCGCCCCTTAACGCAAACCAACTCATTTTTACCAATGTTTCAGGATCGTTAAGTGCCTTACCTAAATAACTGATTCCCGCATTATCTTTTCCTAAAATAAATTCAGCCAGCAAATCCTTATCCTCATCTTCTAATTCAATAGAACCGCCAATGTCATCTATGCTACCTATAGCATTATAAACATTATTTTGAAATTCTTCAAATTGCTGTTGCTGTTCTTCTTGATTAATAGCTTGCTGTTGCTGAATCTCTTCTTCTTCTAATCGTTTATATTCTTCTCTTAATCCAGCGATTTGCTTTTCAAAAGCTTGAGGATTTGCTTGAGCAGATTCTAATGAAGCTGCTAATTCTTCTTCTGTCATGTTAGGTACTCTTGCTTTCATGTCATAAATATACAATTCATCGTCACTAAAATCATCCACAACATAATTTTGTTCTGGAGTTAGTGAACTAGCATATTCTTGAGCACCTTCATTTTTAGTCATCTGAATGAACTCTTCAGGTGTTATTCCTCTTAATCTTAACTGGTTAATTAGTTGTATTTCCTAATCATCTAAATCTGTATCTGAAGTATCATTAGAAGTATTAAGAATATTGTACTATTCTTCTAATGTTAAATCATTCCAGTCGCGGGTTTGTAATTGTCCATTTTCTCCTTCAAATTTAATCTGACTAGGATCTTTTATACCTCTTTCTTTAAGTAAATATGATATAATATCATCACTTACTTCAGAGTTAGAGTCGTTTGAATCTACTTCGTCTGGTTGATTGTCATCTGAATTATTATCAGAATGATAATCTCCACCCATCCAATCTTTTGTAAAATTACTTTGAGCGCCAAAGATTTCTTCTTCAGCCGTTTGAGGTTGTTCTTGGAACTCCTCTTCATCAAAGTCGAGCTAATCAATGTTCATTAATTCATCATCCATAATTTTAATAAATTTTAAGTTCATAGCAAATATAAAGTTAAATAAATATAAATCCAACTAATTTTTTAGAATCTATAAATATTTAACTTTATATTAACTTAGAGTATTGTTTTTATAAAATTAGAGTTAATTAACTATTGTTTTTTTAAGTAAAGAGTTATACTGTTTCTGCAATTACAAATCCAGCATTTACAGCAGTTGTTAAGTCTAATAGATAACTTGCTCCATTACTATCAATAAAATGAATACCATTAGAATCTAATTTTATTCTATTTCCAGTATTTACTTCAGGAGATAAAGTTAATCCTGATGTTCCATCGTGTCCATATATACTAGATGTTTCTACAGTTCCTCCAACATATGCCCCATTATTACCACTTAAATAAAGTCCAGATGAAGATAAACTATTACTTCCTACATTTAATCCATTAATTGATAATGTACCACTCTGACTAAGTTGAACAAAATCAGAAAGTGCTTTAGTTCCACCTCCTCCAAGTAATACTTCTGAATCAGAACTATTTGAGTTTACGAATGATGGAGAAATTATTTTAGAAGATGTTATTTTTGAAACTTCTATACCACTATTATTAACGCAAAGTCCTGAATTATTAACAAGAAATGCTATATGTCCTGGGATATCTTCAGCAGTTAATATGTTAATAGTGTTAACAGTTTGTAACATTTCTCGACTTGCACTTGCTCTACTTATAGCAAATGCACCTACAGAAGTGGTTGCTACACCTTCTGGAGCAAAACATGATTCGTTTCCACTTGAATAATGCCCATTATGATCAGTTATATCAAGTGAATTTCTATTTGCATCATAATCTAATCCTTGATACTTATAATCTCCCTAATATCCTATTTTAAATAAATCTTTAGTTAAAGATATACCTTGGTATTCGTGTAAATTTTCGTCATTAAGATCATCTCCTAATCTAATATTTCCTTCAGAATCCCAAGAGAAATTATTGTTAGCAAGCCATCCAGAACCATCAGCATTTAATGAAATAGGAATTCCTTTAGAGTATCCTTGACCAGAATATCCCATTTCAAAAGAACTACTCTTCATCTATATAGCATCTGGAGATAAAACAATAGAATGTCCAGAGCTATTACCATGGAATACTTTAGTACGTTTGCTTAAAGATATTCCACAAAAATCATTTTCATTATTAGCTATTATATTAATATTTGAAGTAATCTATTTTTGTAGCTAATATGAACTTTCCGACATATATTGATTATTAATATTAGATACAGTAATTTTAGGAATTTCTGAATCTAATGTTATATTGGATGTATCAATTGGACGTTCGTATTGATCTTTGGTTGTTACTAATTCACGACTGATAGTAGTATCATCAATAATCCATCCTCCAACACTTCCAGAATTCATAGTTCCAGCTAATGTAACATTTCCATTATTATCCCAACTAACGTTACCATTAGCTAAATAACCAGAACCATCAGCATTTAGTTCAGCATTATCTGCACCAAATGTTACTGTACTAGTTACTTTTCCAGTAGTTGGGTCTCTCATAACAGCATTAGTAATACTAGATTCTACACCATCAACTCTTGCACTCATTGCAGATTGAGCAGAATTATAATCAGCTTGTGCAACAAGACCTGCTGTTGCTGTAGAAATCATTCCACTAACATCATCAGATGTTACAAAGTTAGCAATTTGAGATGTTTTAGCATAAGTATTATTAGCTTCTGTTCTAAAGTTTCCAATAGCAGTAGTTGTAGCAGCATCTGCATCTGTCTTAGTATAATAAGTATTTAAATCAGCAATAGCTTGTCCAAGTTCACTTGTTAATAGTAATCCAGAACGAGCTTCTGTTTTAGCTGTTGCTATTTTACCATCTACTGTATCTTTATCATAGAATCCATCGTCTATATCAGATTTAGTATAATAATCAGATAAAGCCGTACTTAACTCAGCAGAACCTATTTTATTATTAACAGTATTTGTTAATGTACTAATAGCATTTGTTCTTGCTGTAGTTTCATTATTAAGTGCAGTAATTGTTGCAAACTTATTAGTTAATGCTGAAGATGCACTTACAGAATCAGCTATAGTTTGTAAATTAGATGCTGAATTAGTAATACTTAATATTTTATTATCAGATACATTGTCTTTAGTTACTGATAATACAGCACTACCTAAATCAGTAGATGCAAAATTCTCATCTGAAACTAAAGATAATAATGAGTTAGTTGTTAAATAATCATCAGGAGTTAAACTTTCTAATAATGCTAATTGCTCTGGAGTTAATCCTCCAGCTTCGTCAATAGCTTGTTCAAATGCTTCTTTATCTGTATAACCTAAAGTTGTCCAGAAATCAGAAGTATTTAATTTATTAGATATTTGTCCAGAAAGTGTATTGTAATTGGTTGAGATAGTGGCTTCTGCTGAATCTAGATCAGACTGTAACGTAGCTATACTAGAACTATTAGTACTTATATTTCCCTCTATAGTATTTAATCTAGTACCTAATGTAGTTTGAGCACTATCATAATCTGATTGGAAGGTTCCAAAAGATTCAGTTGTTACATAATCGTCTAAATCAGTTTTGTTAGCTTTTGTACTAATAGCTGCGTTAGCTGATTCTAAGTTTGAGTTTAAAGTTGCTATACTAGTTGTATGAGAACTAACTGTATCACCTAAATCGTTAACACTAGTTTGACTAGCTTTTGTTTCAATTGCAGCTTTAGCATCATCTAAATCTGATGTTAGACTTAAAATACTTTCAGAATTAGTAGTAACTTTTCCATTTAATGTATTTAAATCAGATTGACTTGCTTTTGTTGCTATTGTTGCATTTGCAGAATTTAAATCACTTCTTAAAGTTCCAATACTAGAAGTATTAGTTTGAATATCTCCTTCAATTCCTTCAAGTCTTGTTCCTAAAGTAGTTTGTGCTTCATCATATGTAGAAGTAAATTCTCCAAATGCTTCTGATGTTACATAGTTATCTAATGTAGATTTATCAGCTTTAGTTGCAATTGTTGCTGTAGCACTTTCTAAATCAGATGTTAATCCTACAATACTTTCTGTATTAGTATCTACTTTTTGACTAAGTTCGTTTACAGATGATTGACTTGCTTTAGTAGCTATGCTAGCATTTGCTGATTGTAATCCAGATTGTAAATTAGTAATACTTTCAGTATGTGTTGTTACTGTATCAGAAACACTATCTACTTTTGTTCCTAAATTTGCTACTGCTTCTTCTTGTGTTGTTTTAAAATCTAAGAATGTAGTATTGTCTACTTTTCCGTTTAAATCTTCTTTGCTAGCTTTAGTTTCAATAGAAGCATTTGCCGACTGCAATCCTGATTGTAAACTTAAAATACTAGAACTATTAGTTTGAACTGTTCCAGATAATTCATCAACATCTGTTTGACTAGCCTTTGTTCCTAAAGTAGCTTCAGCAGTTCCGAGTCTTGATGTTAATCCAGAAATAGCTTCTGAATTAGTTTCAATATCTCCATTTACTTCTTCAAATTTAGTATTAAATTCAGTAGTTGCTTCTGCTAAATTAGAACGTAACGTTCCAATAGATGTAGCATTAGTCTAAATATTTCCAGTATTGGATTCAACTTGTGTTTTTAAATTAGCAATAGCTTGGTAGTTTTCTAAATCTTCTATTAACGCATAATTTGCTAATACTGAAGCATCAAATGTTCCAGTTTCACCTTTAATTAACGTCCAAACATAGTCAAGAGGATTTTGAGAATCTTCAACTATATTATCGGTATAAATACCCATATAATTGAAATTCTGATTTCTATCTGCTTTAGTTGTAGTAAATTGAACAAATTCATCTACAGTATCACCTACTGCATTTGCCCATGCTATATGTAAGTAAGATGATTGTCCAGCTTCTCCGCGTTCTCCATCTTTACCATCAGCTCCCTTAATTTGTCCTACGTTCTTCCATTCAGTACCAGTCCAAATTACTAAGTCACTTCCAACAATATAAGAACTACCTGCTTGTAAATCAGTAGTATCTACAGCAGCTTCTAATTCTTCTTGAGTATCGTAAGCGCCAAGTATAGTAATAGAAGTTCCATCTTTACCATCAGTACCATCAATACCTTTAATTAATACCCATTTATATCGACTAGGTGTAGAACTATCTGTTTGTTCAAAGTCAACGTATTGACCTAAATAAGCACCTGGTGTTTCTCCTGGACCTAACGCTCCTTGTGCTGGAGTAAATGTATTACCTCCATCATCAGAATATTTAATATGTAAATATTGAGTTTTTCCATCAATACCATTAGTTCCTGGTATACCTTGTTCACCAGTTTCTCCTTGAGCACCTTTTACAAGTTGCCAATTATATTTAGAAGGATCTCCACTATCGACTTTATTTTCATCAACATAAGTTCCAATATATTCTCTATCTGTTGGATCAGATAAATCAAAATTAATTATTTCACCTTGCTCGTTTTTATTAGCATAAGCAATATGGAAATATGAACTAGTTCCGTCAGCTCCATCTACACCATTTTGTCCATTAAGACCATCTTGACCATCTCTTCCGTCAACACCGTCTTTACCTTTAATTAATGTCCAAATATAGTTAGAAGCAACTTGAGAATCTTCACTTATAGAATCAGCATAAATTCCCATATAAGTATAATTAATTCCTGCTACAGGACTTGTTGTAAAATCAACAACTCCATCTGCTGAATTAGCCCATGCTATATGAACATATGCAGAAACACCGTTTGTTCCATCGATACCATCACGGCCATTGATACCATCTGTACCATCACGACCGTCTTCACCTTTAATTTGACCTACATTTCTCCAAGTTTCACCAGTCCATATGTATAGATATTTATCTACCATATATGCATCACCAGCATTTAATTGTGTAGTATCAATTTCTAAAAGTTCTTCATATGTATTAACAGCACCTTTGATGTTTATACCTGTTCCATCGTTTCCATCTTCACCTTTGATTAATACCCATTTGTAATCAGAAGGTTCTGATGAATCTGCTTCATTAAAATCTACATATTGTCCCATGTAATATCCAGGAGTTTCTCCATCATTATCGGTAAATGATTGTCCTGCATCATTAGAATATTTAATATGTAGATATGATGTTTTACCATCTTGTCCGTTTACTCCAGGAATACCTTGTTGACCGTCTTCACCCTATGCTCCTTTAACCTTCATCCATGTATAAAGAGATGCATCTAGAGATGCAGATGGATTATTATCAACGTATGTTCCTATGTATTCTCTATCGGTAGGATCGTTTAAACTAAAGTTTACAATATTTCCATTTACTATATTGCAATATGCAACATGGAAATAAGAGTTTTCACCAGGTTGACCTTGTGGTCCTTGTGGTCCAACTTCTCCCTAAGGTCCCTATTCTCCTTGATCACCTTTGTAACCTTTTAATGATTCAAGTTGTTCTGGTGTAAAATCATTAAATGTAAATGCTGCTCCTTTAAGTGATTCCATCCATTCCTGTTCAGACATAACTTCTTCACCTTCTGGTACACTATCTACATAAAGTTCATATGCTGATTTACCTGGAGTTGTTTCTATATTATCTATTTTTGTATTTAATTCGTCAAATTCTTCAGGTTCTAATAACTTTTTAGAATTTAAAAAATTAGTTAATACTCTATTTTTTAAAGGATTGTCAGATGTAGTGGAGAGTTCATCATCAGTTTGAACTCCCACTGCGCCTGAAATTTTTAATTCACCATTATCATCGATTGTGAAATCTCTACCTAATGTAAGTTTTCCACCATCGGTTAATAATGTATTTCTACTTCCGTTTCTTGTTAATTTAAACATATTTATTCTGAATGATATGTGTTAATTAAATTTTGTATCATTTCATCAATCTCTTCTTTAGTATAAACTTCAGAAGCATCAGCTTTTCTTTCGTTTAAATCATTTAAAGAAGCAGCTGTTACAGTTGTAGCTTCTCTAAATTCTACTTTTGTAGTAAATTTTTCTTCTGCTTCTTCTCTATTATATACATTAAGAAGTCTATCGTTTAAATCATTAAGTGCTGAACTTATGACTAATTCATTATCTTCTATTTTTTGAGTTAACTAAGTTATATCAGTAGTTTTAGCATATACATCAGATTCTCCATTAGCCGCATTTATTATTTGTGGCCAAGTAGTTCCTAAAGTTTCAACACCATCATTATAAGATACACTAGGAAGATTAAAAGCTAATCTATTAACTGAATCTTTAAATACAGTTCCATTTCTTGATTCTATATACATAGGAGAATCCAAATCACTACCATGAGCATAAATACTACCTATAGTTCTTGTATCGTCTTCATCAGTTGAATAAAAATTTATTCGTTCAGTATCTAAAGTTTCGGTAGTTCCATTTTTATGAATATAATCACCTAAAATTGCAGCTAATTTCTAATTATCTGTTGGTTCACCTTGAATGTTGCTGAAGAAGACGTCTGTAGCGACGCCTTCTCCAGTTACATTAAGAATTCCATTATCGACCTATAATCCTGTTCCTATCTAAAGTGAACCTCCATCAGTAAGAATTGTTAAATCAGGATTACCAGATCTTGTTATATGAAATGCCATAAATTATTAAGTTGTTGCGTTTGATTTTTCTTTTAATCTTAACACTTCATTATGATACTTATTATCGAATGGAGTAACATAGTCATTATTATAGTTATTATATAAATATTCCCAAGTTAACTTTAATTTTTCAGTATTAAAAGTATCATTTCCTGTCTTATCCGGATTATCTTCGCTAGTACAACTTCCAGAGAATGGAACATAAATTATACGAGTGTCTGCATTATCTCCAGATCCCCAAACAGCTTCTATTACAAATCTTCCACCTCCTGTAAATACTTGATTTTCATAATCTGAATAAGGTTTATCACTATTATTTATATAATCAGAAATATTTATATTAACAGGCTGTTTTATTGTACTACCACCTTCTTGTGTTATTGTTTCGGTTATATTAGTATTAACCTTAATGCTTATTTCAATATTAGATCCGTTTCCTGGATTTAGAATCTGTGCTGTTTGATTATAATCATAATAAACTCCATTAACTGCAAATGAACCTATACCTTGGATAGAATCATTACATGATTCAAAAGATATATTTACTCTATCAGCATTTGTATTAGCGATCGGTCCAAAATCAACTTCTTGAGATGGATAATAATACTAAGATGTACGAAGATCTAATTCATTTTCAGAATATGTTGTTTCATTATTAGAAGAATCAACAACAGTCATTTCAATAATTGGTCTTGTTACATATCCAGCAGGACCTCTTTTAATAGATGTTATGTTGTTATGATTATTCTGCCACCATATAATAGTAGTTTCTCCACGTGGACTAACTATTTCAAACTAATCCTATTTAAATCCAGATACACAAGCTATATATTTATTAGTACTTGTATTATATAAATAATGATCTTGTTTGTTTACATCTGCATGATTTTCAGTTCCATTATAATACTGTTCATATGTAAGCCAATCTTTTAAATTATAATAACAATGTTTATGATTTAATATTTCAGATTCTTTAGCAGTTGCATCTTCATATCCTGTTTCTGTAATTTTCTTCTATAAATCAATATTTAAATGATTATAATCATATGGATATATAATTCCAGACTTTGGTTCATAGCGATTAGCATTTTCAGGAATATATTTTACTTCAGTATTTTCATTAGCTTTAGCTATATAATCAGATGCTGTTAACGAAGTAATATACTAATCTGGAGTTAAAGTTGTTCCTCCATTACTAATGCTAGTATAATTTACACTAGAATATTTTGGATTTAATTTATAGAATTTATTTTCCGTATCAGGTCTTATTTTAGTTTCATCAGACATTCTACTATAATATGCAACAATAGATCTTCCCAAGTCTCCATCTTGTAATGTTATATTACTATATCCAGCAGTAATATTTTTATTATATGGATCAAATGTTACTTTAGTTATGTCATAGTCTCTACCTGTAACTTCATTTATAATTTTATTATTATAATCATAATAATATTCAGAATATCCATCTGGAGTTTTTATAGTATAATTTAGATCATTGTTCCATCTTACAGTTTCAATTGATGTTTTTCCATCATTATAGTTAGCCTGTGAATTATTTGCAGGAGAAGAACCAAGTTTAATATGGTAAGGATATGAGAATACATTTGGATTCCATTCTTCTTCTTCGTATTTATAGAATGTAGAATTATCAATTTCTGCTCTATAGTTTGAATTAGCATGATAATAACTTATAGAATCTCGTCCATAATTATGATTTGGCTATACATAACTAATTGAATATTTTACAGTTCCTTGTTTAATAACATTTTCATCTTTAGATTTAGCTTCAACTGTTTTATCTGAATATCTGGCTGAAGAAGTATGACCTTCACATCCACAATCATCCACTTTATCTCCACAATAACTAAGTGTAGCTAATAATTTATCAGAGTCAAAGATGTATTTTGCATAATCAGGATTCCAAGAAATATGATAATGATCATTGTGGTCTCCATTTGTATTATAATCTTTTAGCGAACCTGTAAATGTTACAACATCTCCATTAACATGCTTTAATGGATTTTCTCCTATATCAGTTCCAGGAATATAATAAGGAGTTACATCTTTATTATATATATCAGATCCTTGTGTTGAAGCATCATACATATTACAGCTATCTCCAAAGTCAGCTAAATATTTATCATCTTTCCAATTATCAGAACCAATTTCTAATAATTTATCAGAATCACTTCCAGCTTCAAATCCGTCTGCACTATAATATCCATATGTTTCAGCACGTCTTTCTGTAGGATTAGTTGTATAAGACTATCCGTTATATTTTACATTAAGTTTAATATTACTTAATTTACCAGCTGTACCAGTTTTAGCTGTTTCTAATTCTGGAATTCTTATTTTTGTTAATTTTTTCGGACCTTTACTTACTAATTTTGTTGAAGTAGTTGCTGTTTCATCATAGTCAGTGAAATCATAGTCATATACATCTTCTACTTTTTCTACTTTTTCTGAATCTACGCTAGTAATATTACTTCCAGTTTGATATGATTCTACTGTAATATTATCACTAATAGCTTCTTTATGTCCATCAGTGTATTTAGCTGTAAGTCGTACACCACCCATAGCATCTATTTGACTAGCTTCAATTGAAGTAACTCTAATATTTTCAGCACTAGTTAATGTAACAACTACATTACTTTGAACATTTGTTACAGATATGATATTATTTTCATCATCTTTAGTTACAGTTGCAGTACCTGTGTGTGATTCACTTACATTATAATCTCCAGTAATTGTAAATGTTCTATCTGGAGCATCTTGTCCATATTTTACTGTAACTGGACCACGTTCTATTGTAACATGATCATCACCTTCATAAGTAACTGTGAATGTATCTAATACAAGATGATAAACTATAGTATGTGGTTGTCCATCTCCTACAATTTTATCTACTCCAGTTGGCTCTGTTAATGTAGTATCAACATGATAATGTGGTAAAGATTTATCATTAGCGTGTTGATTTATAGGTAATTCTTCACCAAATGCTAAAGTTAATATAGCTGCTTCTCCAACATATTCGTCTTTTTCATCATCGTACCAATAAATTGTTATATCACTATTAGCAGGTTTATAATCAACAGTAATTGTTGTATTAGTACAAGGTGATATCTCACCAGAAGGAGTAACACTATTTATAAGATAATTTGTTATAGGTTTCTTTATTTCTTTACTATCTGTATCAATAACGTCACTACAATGTTTCTTTATAACTTCAGTTTCTCTAATTGGACAGTCTGGCCAAGGTTGACCATTTAATGTTCTCTTTATAGTTAAGTTATAAACACATTCTTCTTCAAATACAAATCTCAGGTTACCTGTAACATTAGGAATATTTATATCGAACTATGTTTCGCCATTCAACCAACTGTCTTTTATTACCCAATCGTCTTCTCCACCATCATCTCCAACTTGCATTTCGATACGTCCTTTAGGCAATCTTGCAAAACCTTCTTTTGTTGTCAATCTTGCTGTATAAGTATCACCTCTATTGATAGTGTTATCTTTATTATCAATTTCAACACATCCGTTTTCAGAAATTATATGACTAGTTGTTTTATCTTCTGGAGAATCTGGATCGTCAGATTTTGGATTAATTGGAGTTAAAAATCTATAATTTAAATCAACAATAGCTACAAGCTAATTTTGCTCATACCATTCTTTTTCTGGATGACCTTCTTCATTTATTGAATAGTTTTGAATGTACATTCCTTCAGTTTGGTCGTTTTCAGAAAAAGGAGCATATGTAGCTTGTTCTACAGAATCTTTTGTAATTGTAATAGTTCCGTCAGAAGTTTCTTTAAGTCTATAATCTGGAACTATTTCTATCACTCTATTATTATAAGTTGCAATTTGTAAACCTTCCATAATAATTATTAAGAATTAGTTCCAGAATAAATAGCTCCTGTAGTAGCAACATCGCCTTGATAATTAACTCCTTCAAATTGAGCTTCTATAGCTGCTTTATTAGGAACAAGTCGATTATTTTCTACAGTCCATAAACAATCTTTTATTAAATCTTTAATATTCTTGATTTCCCATTCTTTTGTTTCATCATTAAATATCAAAATATCACCTGTTTTTGTAGGATTACCTACAGGTTTCCAAAGTCCTTCACAACCGTCTTCTTTAACATATCCAAGAAGTTGTCCATTCTTTGGCTGTGGAGCATCAACATCTTCTAAATCATTAAGAACTTTTGGAATCTTATTCTCTACTCCATCGATTTTCTAAGTTAAATCACACATTAAATTTCTTAATGCTAAAGTAATAACTTTATTTTGAACAGGTCTTGGAGATGTAAGAGAAAGTTGGTCGTCTATATTTAATATTTCTGAAATATTTAAATTGACAATTCCATTTTCTGGGAAAATTACATTTCCATTATTTATGCTTATACCTTTAACAAATCCTTCATCTAATAAACTTTGAGAAGTTAAAAATCCTAAGTCATTAGTTAATTCGGATACGTGTGTAGGTAATTTAATCTTTAATGCCTCTTCACCATTATATCCAACACAACCATTAGCATCTACAATAACTAAATATTCTGGGTTAGGTAAATGAGTTGGTTTGTGATGTAAATCACAGTAATCACCAGTTACTGCAACTTTTGGTAATTTATCTATATCTGCTTTTTCTTTAAGAGCATTAGTAATAGCTTTATTCTATACAGGATTTGTAGATAAATCTGATAGTTTGCTATCTACTCTAAATGTTTCAATTCCAAGATTCTAACGAACTAATTCTTTCTCAGTTTCACAATATCCAGAAAGATAATCGTCTTTACGTAAGTATCCGTCTAAATCTTTAAATGAAACATGCTTGTATTGATCGTCAATACTACAAGATTTTAATGTTGTCATATTTTATTAACTATTTAATTTCGTTATAAGATTAGAAAGTTTTTCTTCGTCTAACAAAAGTGTTGTTTCTCCTATTGTTATTTTTAATTCTGGAACTGTTAGTTCTAATCCATGTTTAAGAATTATTTCTTTGGTTTCTGATTTATCTTTATGATTAGCTATAATCATAACACTAACGGAATTATTTCCAGGATCTTCTCTAAAAACATGAATTCTTTCACATTTTTTAATTTGAACTTCTCGATATGGAGTATCTCCAATT